GGCGCATGCACGTCATGGTGCACATGCGACGGTCCGCTGTCAACCGTGTCATGCGAATTCGATGGTTTCAAAAGCTTCAATTCGGTTTGAAAGCTGCGTGGCCCTGACTACACACTGGACGAGTCAGGAGGACGAAACGATGTCGAAACGCATGACTGAGGCCCAGTACGACCGCCACGCCGCAACGAACCCGCACGCACCCAGCTTCAATGACGCGCGGAAGGCGGGGGCCAAGATGGCGATGCTCGACGCGACGAAGGCGATTGACGCGGGCGAGCTGAAGATGGCCGCGGGCTATCTGGCGGCGGCGATCAGCCTGTTGGTGGACGAATGAGCTGCGCGTCCTGCGATCCTGACCGAAAGCAGTCAGGCCTCGATGAAATCGATTCCACACTGACCGAGGCTACCCGTCTCGCGCTTCTGGCCGTCGAGGTACTCAAAGACGCGCGCAATCGCCCGACCGACTACCCGCGTCCCTCTACGCGCGCCGCGACCCTACTGCGTTGTGCTGCAGAGATTCTGGCGGACCTGTCGCGATGACGCCGGGCGCGCGCCAGACGCTGCAGACCTACGCACAGCGTATGGGACGCTCGTGGGCCGACGTCAAGCGCGATTGGGTCAGTCAGTCGCAGACGGAGCGCGGACGTCTCCTGGTCGAGATGGCGCGCGTTGAACGGCTGTTCCTTGCGAAGCTGGATAAGGCGCAGCGCAGGCGAGAGGCGCTGTCACGGCTGTTTGCGCCGTTGCGTTGGTTTGGGCGCGTCGTCGGCTCGAGTTGGGGCTCTGTGCTGCGCTGGGTGCGTCGGTGAATGACCTCGCCGTCGTCATCCGCCCGCTCGGTCGCGCTCGAGGTGAATCCCAATTCGTGCGCGAGACGACGCTCAAAGTGCGTTGGCCGCGTCGCGACGGCGTGACCTGGCGCGGCTGGGAAGCCAAATGCGGCCCGATGGTGGACGAGTGGCTCGAGAGCGGGCGTGTTGCTGTTGCCGAGACAGGCGGCGTGCTGGTCGGCTTCGCTGTCTGGCGCGACCCGCGCACGCTGGCGATGGTCTACGTGAAGGCTGGACTACGCGGCCAGGGATTCGGGTTGCAGCTGCTCAAGGAATGGCCGCGCGAGGAACTAAAGGTGTTACAGCCCACGCCGTGCTGGAGACGCTGGGCCGATTGCCATGGGATCAAGTGGGAGGCCGTCGCTTGAATGCGCGCCCCGGACCCGCGGATTTTGGAGCTCGCGGTTCGCGTCCTGAAGGCGCAGGAAACACATGAGCCGCCGGGTTGGAAAGCGTTCCAAGAGCTCCTTGGGCCCGAACAATGCAGCCTCCGAGACGACGTGCGACCACTGGTGGCAGCCGATCCTGGTCGGCGTGCCGGAAAAACTACAACGTTCCTCGGGAAGAGCCTGCGTGTGTTGCGGAAAGGTGGACCGGCCGGTATCTGCTACTTCGCGCCCAGTGATGAGCAAGGCGTCGACATCGTCTGGGAAGACCTCCGGGAGTACAACCTAGCCTATGAGCTCGGACTGCGTGAACGCTGGACTGAGCGATGTTGGTCGTGGGGCACGTCCAAGATCGAAGTTCTCGGCTTCAACACGCGCAAAGACGCCGAACGGGCTCGCGGTCGTAAGTTTCGGCTCGTTTGGATCGATGAGGCACAGCTCGCGCCCGAGTGGTTTGCGAAGCTGGCCAAAGCGGCGATCATGCCGACGACCCTCGACTACCGAGGCCAGGTCTATGCGACTGGGACACCGTCTGAGGTCGCGGACGGGTTCTTCTTCGATTGTTGCCATTCTCCTGAGTGGTCGAACGACCACCACTGGACGGTCAACCAAAACCCGTTCTACGTGCGTGCTGGTCGCGATGGCTTGGCCGAGGCGAGAGCGATGTACGCTCTTACGGAAGACTCGGTTACTTATCGTAGAGAGTGGCTCGGCCAGTGGATCGTGGATCCAGACGCGCTGGTTTACTTCATTCCCGAAGAAGCCATCATTGAAATCGCGCCACGTGACTACTATGCCCACGTCCTCGGGCTTGACCTCGGCTGGAATGACATGGACGCGATAGCCGCAACGGGCGTCGAGACGCATCGGCAGTTCAGCGTGCTGCGCTATTGCGAGGGCCTGAGCAAGCAGAACAATCACCAACTATTTGCGCGCGTCCGCAAGCTCGCGCCGCAGTATCCAGGTCAGGACGGCAAGCTCCCGAGCGTCGTCTACGACCCAGCCGGTCACGCAACGCGCAAGACCATCGAGACGTTTCGCGTCGATGCGCCCGATATCCACTGGATGGAGGCCGACAAGAAAGAGAAGGTCCAGTACATCGAGTGGCTCAATACCGACCTGCGCACGGGTAAGACCTTCGTCGAAAAGGGTTCGCCGATGATTCGTGAGGCCAAGCGTGTGCGCTGGAAGAAGCCCGGCAAGCTAGCGGAAAATGCCGACCATTCAGACCTCGGCGACGCGTGGCTCTATTCTTGGCGCAAGGCGCGCGACATGTTGCGCGAGTTGCCGGTTGCAAAACCTAAGGTCCTACTTGACCCGATGGACGAATACCTAAACAATCTCGAAGAGCAAAGGCAAGCACATGGCGGATACTTCGCGGGACGCAACAGGCAGAGGAATCAGTGAGTTCGTCGTCATCGACGAGATTGCGCCGAATCCGCTACTTGGCCTCCTTGCCAGACCTTCCGCGGCTCGATCGCTCTCTGATGTTGACGATCCTTTGGAAGGCTGCGACTCAGCGGTCAAGTCAATCACATTTGGCCGCGTCGGTGCTCCTGCGGGCACTCACACCCGCGAAAGAAATCTCGGCGTGACCATGCGCGCTTTCGGCTATCTGCCTCCCTGGCCGCGCGAGTGGATGGGCTCGGCGCCAGCGGTTCGCGATGATGGCGAAGACGAAGGGCGCGAAGTCGATGAGTGACACCTATCGCGGCATCGCGCCAACCGATGTCGACGCCTGGGAGCGCACCGTCGCAATCTACCGCGTCGCCCGCAAGGCTGGCGCTCGCCTGCGCGCGCGTGACCTGATTCGGCCCGACCCGGAGCGCTGGTTCGCCGAGTATGCCGGGCCGTACTTGAATCGGGTTGCGAATCTGATGCATCGCCTACTTGAGGAACGGATCGCAGAGCGTGAGATTGCCCTCGGGCTCTCGACGCCCGACGAAGATGAAACGACGCGGCCACAGCCGGAAAGCGTGTCTCCGCTGAACTGAGCTATCCAAATGAGGACTTGCCCGGGACGTCTCCCGAGGCATGGTTTCAGGAGCCAAAGGGCGGCGATACGGTCGATTCGTCGCCGGTCGCCAAGTCGTTGCAGGCCGCCGTCGATCACCTCGAGCGCACTCAGCTCGAGATGGCCCGGCGCAACGACATCCTGTTTTATACCGAGCTCTACATGGGGCGCCCGCTGGGTGACCTGTATCAGCTCTCGATGTCCGGCTACGAGCGGAACCCGCTCTGGAACTCCGAGGACATCACTTTCAACATCTGCTATGCGATCGTAAACGCGATTCGCAATCGCATCTGTTCGTTTCGCCCGCGCGCGCAATTCCTGCCCAATGGCGGCGACTATCGCGTGAACCGCGCAGCTCGCGACAAAACCGACATCTCGGACGCGTGGGCGCACAAGAACAAATATCAGGAAGAAGCGTCCCTGATGTTTCGGGACCTCCTCATCGGCGACGGCGGTGTGCTGAAGGTCGATGACTCGGCCGATGAGGTGACTGTCGCGCGCTATCCCGAGTGGGAGTTTCTCTTCGACGAGGTGGAGTCTCGGTATCGCAAGCCTGATTGCGCGTATCACGTGACCTACCTGCCCATCGAGCAGGCGTCCGAGATGTACCGCATTCCGCTCGACCAGCTCAAGGAGTCGTCCCTTGGTTCGCCGTCGGGAATCGTCTACGGCGGCTCGATGCCGCGCAGTCAGGTGCGGATTGTTCATGCATGGAAGCGTGGTCCACAGGGTCGAACCATCCTGATTTGCGGCAATCACGTCGTCGAGGGCAGCGACCGCGAATGGAAGTATGACGGCTGGCCGCTGATTCTGCGCACATTCGATGAGGGTCAGATCGGAATGTGGGGCGTGGGCGCGGTGGCAAAGCTGGTCGATCTGCAGCTGGAGCTGAACGACTCCTATCAGCGCATCCGCGAGACACACCAAAAGTCGGCCATGCAGTTGATCGGACTGCAGGAAAACGAGACGGCGCCGACAAAGGTCACGAATTCTGACATCCAGATTGTCAGGTTCAAGAACACTGCGCCAGTGTTCGCGCCCATAACGGCCGTCTCGCCCGAGTGGTATCAATACGTCGAGCACCTCAAGGGCCTCGGCTATGAGACGCTTGGCGTGTCGCCGCAGATTGCCGCTGGCGTCAAGCCCGCCGGGCTCACGGCAGCCGTCGCCATCCAGGAATCGACCGAGCTGCAGCAGGACCGCCTAGCGCTGCTCTCGCAGCTCTGGGAGGGAACTGTCGTCGAAACCACTGAGTGGTGGAATCGACTCACGGGCGACCTGATTCGGGACGGCCGCGCCTCCGAGGTCAAGTACCGCGCCATTCGTCGCGGTTCTTACTCGGAAATCGCGTTCCCGATGGACGAGGGAAACAAGGATTATGACGAGGAAATTCGCGTCTACCCGTCGAGCATCTTCGGCGCCACGGTCGCCGGTCGTCTCGAGCGCGCGAACTTCCTGATCGATAAAGGTTGGCTCACGCGTGAAGACGCCATGCGCGCGGCCGACGTGCCCGACCTGTCGCCGATTATCGATCTGCAGCTCGCGCCGCAGTATGCGATGGAATCGATCGTTGACGACATCCTCGAAGAAGGGAAGTACAACACGCCGCCGCCGTACCTGAACGCGGAGACGCTGTTCAACTACGCGCGGCAACGCTACTTGTTGGCCTGGTCGAGCAAGGCGAACTATCCAATCGGCCACATGGCGCTGCTCTCGAAGCTGATCGACGCCATCGACCCGACGAAGCTTGCGCCGGGCGTAGCTCAGCAGATGCTCCCCGGCCCTCCTGCGCCGCCGCCTGGCGCTCCATTGCCGACGTCGCCGGTCCCGCAAGCCACGCCGATGCCCACCGGCGCGCCGCCGGTGCCGCCGCCGCAAGGTCCCGTTCAGTAAGACGCAACCCAACGACGAAAGAGAGAACACATGGCCAACCGAAGTTCAGAACCAGCCCCCGCGCCGCCGCCTGCCAAGGCAGAACCCGCGCCAACGCCAGTCGCCGCGAAGCCGGCACCGAAGCAGGGCATTCCCAACTTTGCCGAGGACAGCGCCGAGACTGAGCCCGTAGCCCTCGCCTGGAATGACTACGACGCTGAAGACGGCGGCGGGATGCCTACCGGCGACCAGCGCCTGGGCCTCGAGGGGACCAGCGTCGAAGGAGTCGGCCGGCCCGTCAAGGGCAAGAAGACCAACGTCAATGTCGCCGGCACCGATGCCGAGGGAGACCCTGACGTCCATCTCGATGCCAACACGGCCGAAGGCGACGAAGCAACGGCGGCCACCGAGGGCACGGATGCCGAAGAAGAGGCGCCCAAGCTCACCGGAAGTGAACGGCGCCGCGCGGCGCTAGCGGCCCTCGAGCGTGAGCAGCAGACGCGCGCCATCGAGACGAATCTGATCGCGGAGCGTAGCCGGCGCGAAGAACTCGAAGGCAAGCTCAAGAATGCCAGTCTCGGCGAGCTCCTGGCCATGCGCGGGATGCGCCGCGACGACGCGCTGGAATCGCTCATCGCCGGCAAGGAGGGCAAGCCGCCCGAGGAGCTGACGCCCGAGCAGAAGCGAGAGGCGCAGCGCGATGCGGACATCGAGGCCCTGAAAAAGGACCGAGACACCCGAGACAAGGAAATCAGCCGCCTGCAGCGTCAGGAGAACATGGGCCGCGTCGTCACGGCCACGCAGGCGATTGAATCGGTGCCGGTGGTGCATGCCGCCATGAAAAGCGGCGTCATCGTCGATCATGACGAAAAGACCGGCGCTCCGCTGACCGCGGCCGAATGGATCGGCGGCCTGGCCGAAGCCGAATGGACCAAAGCCGGCTCGCCGACCGGCAAGCAGAAGGCATACCTCAAGGCGGCAGCCGAGGTGCTCGAGGACAAGCTCATCGCAGACCATTCGGCAATCACGGAGGCCATCGCAGCCAAGAACGGCGGAACGACCAGGCGCGAACCGCCAGCCCCGCCCCGTCCGCCATCCCTGCGCCGCCCCGCGGCCCGCCCAGATGCGCGGCCCAAGCCATTGCCCCGCGACCGCGACGCGCTCGACATCGAGCTCAAGAGGCGATTCAACCTGAGGTAACGCAATGCCGCTGAATCCGGGTAAATCAAAGGCCGCATTCTCCCAGAACGTTGCTACCGAACGCAACGCAGGCCGACCAATTAAGCAGGCAGTAGCAATTGCTTATTCGGAGCAACGGCACGGAAAGAAGAAGCAATCATTCCATGATGGCCTGAAATAGGTTTGCCAATCGGCCTGGTAAGTGCATTCTAGATTGGTCCTGTAGTAGCGCACACGACGAAACCGAAGACGAAACTCTGAAAGCGCGAAAGCAGGTGGTTCGTCCACCCCTTTCCCAACGGAGTCTCGTCATGTCCCATGTTCTCGGTTTCATTCTGCTGCTGCTCATCGCGGGCGCGGCGCTCGATTCGCTCGCCGGGGCGCTCGGGTTCGGCACGCTCGCCACCGTCGGGGGTTCGTTCAACAACCTCGTCGGCGCTCTCAAGATTCGTTACGACAACAACTTTCTCGGCGCGGTCGGCTGGTCCAAGGGCCCGCTTGGCGCGATGATCAAGAAAGTCGCATGGACGGGCAAGAACGTTGCCTATCCCATGCGCATCGGTAACTCGCCGGCTCGTTCTGCGACGTTCAGCGTCGTCAAGGCCAAGTCGGAGGACGCGACGTTTGGCTTTACCAGCGTTGCGCAGCCGACGTTGACGTGGTTCCGCGACTATGGCCGCGCGACCATTGACGGCCTGTTGCTGGCGACCGCTGGCGACAAGCTCGGCACGTTCTACGACGACATGGTTCTCCAGGTCGACGGAATCATGGACGCGACGATGCACTCCTTCTGCACGAAGGTGTATCGGGCGGGCTTCGGCAAGATTGGCGTTGTCGATGCGTCAACCAACGTCGCGACCGCGAACCTCGTCATTCAGGACCTCGAGGATATGTACCTGTTCGAAAAGAACATGGACATTCAGTTCGCGCTGACCGAGTCGTCGGGCGCGCTGAAGGGGGCCGGCGGGTTTCTGACCGTTCTGGGCATCAACTATTCGACGAAGACCCTCGCCCTGAACGCGAACATCAACTCCCTCGGTGGCGTTGCGGTCGCGGTCCTGGATTCGGTCTTCGCTCGTGGCGATCGACAGGACAACGCGAGCCCGGTGCGCACCTGCGTTGCGGGCATGGATGCGTGGCTGCCGACGGCTCAGCCCGGCGGCGGAGATTCGTTCTTCAGCATGCCGGACCGCTCGACGGATTCGCGACTCGTCGGGACCATCCTCGATGCGTCTGCCCTGTCGGAGGAAGAGGCCCTGATCAAGCTGGCGGCCGAGTGCGCTCGCGTCGGCGGCAAGCCGAAGATGGGCTACATCAACCCGACCCGTTATGCGAACTTGCTGCTCCAGGGGCAAGCGAAGTACCGGCCGGCGACGGTAACCGGGCCCGCGGGCATCGGCTTCGACGGCGTGCAGGTCAAGACGCAGTTCGGGGACATCACGATTTTCCCTGACCTGTACTGCCAGAAGAACCGTTTGTTCCTGCTCGAAATGCCGAGCTGGAAGGCGTATGGAGCGGGGTCCTCGAAAATCCCCGACATCCTGCGCCAGGACGGAAACAAAATCTTGCGCATGACCGACGAGGACGCGATCGAATGCCGCGCCGGCTATTACGCAACGGTCGGGTGCAACGCTCCCTGCCACAACGGCGTTGCTTTCTGGACCTAAGCCATGGCGTTCCAATTCGGCAATCGTCAGGCGGCCCTTCCCGAGTTGGGATGGTCCAAGCGTAAGGGGGTCATTCGCTTCGGCGCGCTGGTCACCATCGGCGGCGCTGGGGCCATCTCGAGCCAGGACAAGAGCGAATTCACGGGCATGGACCAGGCCGTGAAGACGGCGGCGACAACCGGGCGGTACACGTTCCGGTTGCCGTCGCTGTTTCGCAACCTGCGAGGCGCGGACGTGACCATTCTCGGTCCCGACACCGCGAACTATGGCGCCAATACCACCGGCCTTCAGTGGTTCTGGCGTCGCAACGACATCGACACCGCGAACGTCAACGGCACCTCGAATAAGGACGGCACGATCGAACTCCAGTTCATCCAGACGTCCTATGCCGATGCCGAGGTTCCGAGCGGTGTCTCATTCCTCGTCGAAATCGACGCCGAGACGGGGGTGTAATCGTGGGCTACGGCGGAATGTCCAGCGCCGTTGCGCTCAAGATGAGCGGCAGCGGCGGTGGCAAGAAAAAGCCGGGGTTCATGGACGCGGCTGATCCGGTCAACCCCGACACCGAGGATGAGACTGGGTCGGCCGACATGGCCACCGGTGACAGCGGCAAATCCGAGCCCAGCGACACCGGCGACTCCGAGGGACCATCGGACATCGGCGACGAAGGGGAAGGGCCGGAGATGGGCAGCTACGACGCGGTGGAAGATGACGCCGCGTCGGAGTTGGCCGGCATCGTCGGCGTGCCGGACGACAAGCGGGAGGCGTTCAAGTCGGCGCTTTCCGATTACGTCGCTGCCTGCGTGAAGAAGCAGAGCAAGGGGAAGTAAATGGCGGCCACGTTGGCCCAGCTGCGCGCTCGTGCCCGCGTTTTGGCGGACATGACGAACACTCAGTTCCTGACCGATGCCGAGTTCAACGACTTGGTGAACGATGGAATTGACGCACTCTGGGCCGACGTGACGTCAGTCAACAAGGATTTTCGCAACAAGGTTTTCGCGTTCAACATCACTTCGACGGCTACGAACTTCATCGTCCTTTCGTCCGTTGTCACCGACTTTCGTGAAGTCCGCTATGTGCGTCGCGACCCGGGGACTACGAATCAGAAAATCCTGAATAAGCTCGGCATGCGCTCCGGCTCGATGCAGGCCGAGCAGTCATACCGCCTACAGGACGCCAATCTCTATATCGAGCCGTTCCTGAACAGCGTAGCGGCCTACGACCTAATCTATATCCCGCAGTCTCCGCGCCTTGCTGCCGACGGTTCGGTACTGGACCTGGAGCTCGACCAGTTCGCGGAGTACGTGATTCTCCATGCCACGATCAAGGCTCTCGGCAAGGAAGAGAGCGACGAGCAGGCGGCGACCTTCCTGGCTCTCTTCGACCCGAATGGCGACGGCAAAAAGGGCGAACGCGGCAAGGTCATGCGGTGGGCCTCCGACCAGCGCAGCGCCGACCCTGACCAGGTCGAAGACGTCCGCGGCTCGCGGCGTTCACGCACCAACTGGCCGACGTTCTGATGGCGCAGCTCCAAAAGCCAAACAGGGGCGCGACCGGTGACCCGGATTCCTTGCTGGGTCTTCTCGCCAATTTCTATGACAATATTCGGTCGCTCCTTGGAATGCGCACACCTGATACCGTTCCTGCGCTCAAGGCGATCACAGTCCAGGACCATCGCTCCTTGCGCAACCAGGTCGGCGACTACGCCGGCCAACTCGGTCCGCGTGCCTGCATCGTCGCGGGCCGTACGGGACCGCTCGACGGTGGCGAAGGCGTCTACGTCTGGGATGCGACGTCAACGCTCGCCGACGATGACGCGGCGACGATTCAGCCGCTTTCGCTTGGCGGGAAGCCGGGGCGCTGGCGCAAGGGGTCATTCTAATGGGCGTCGAATGGTCTCCCATCTCGTGGCCGCTGACCGGCGGCATCGAGACGAAGAAATCCCCGCTCGCAGTGGCTCCGGGCTCGTTCATCAAGCTGGAGAATGTTCGCCAGGAGCGCGACAACGAATGGCGCGCGCGCAACGGCAACACCCACAACGCGATCGATGACATCCCTTCATTCCCGGTGCGCGAAATCGGCTTGCCTAACGGCGGCCGTATCGCGATGACCAACGAAGTCGGCGTGTCGCCGGCCGCGCTGCTCTATCAGTCAGGCGCCACCTCGAGCCGCTGGCAACGCATGGACGCGACGTCATGCGGCCAGACAACGCCGATGGTCTGGTCGCGCTCGCCGGTGGCTGCCGTCGATGCGCCCGTCCAGGTGGACTACTGCGAAGGGTCGGTGTATTCGCTGACCGCTTGGGCGGGGACCGTGGGCGCTAGCCTCGGTCTGTTCTACCGGATTCAGAACAAGGCGGACGGGACGACGTTCCCGAATTCGGCCACGTTCCCGACTGGCTTGGTATCGGCGACGGGCATCCGTCCGCGCTGCATCACTGCCGGGAATCGCCTGTGGTTGATCTACGTCGAGACGTCCACGAACGTCGTCAACGTCCACGGCTGGGACGGAACCACGGGTGCTCTCGTGGTTCACAGCGCGACACAGCCCGGGACGGTCAATGCCATCCATTTCATGGACGCCTACTACTACGGCGGCGCGACTGTCACTGTCGTCTATAGGTCGAACGTTCCCGATTGCAAGTTCATCGAGTTCGATGCGACGTCTGGCGCCAATACCGTGTTCACGGCCCCGGCCGGCTTCAACCCTGATGTGGCGCTGTCTCTGATGCCTGACCCGACCAATAGCGGCGTCAGGTTCATCGCATTTTCAAGCACGCTCCCGCAAACCACGGTCGTCCGGGTGAGCTCGGCGGGGGCCTTCCTAACCGCAGAGATGGCCGACCCGGTTTCGTCGAATCAGGTCACGGGCTGCGCCTATTCCAGCACCGACTGGATGATTGTTTATTCCGGTGGCGGTGGCGCGCTGGCCTCGGTCAAAAAGGTTGCTGGCGTGGTCGGGGCACGCATGCAGCTGGTCGCCACGGGCCCGTATTCGATCGATAGCGTGGCCTGGAGAGACGCCGGCACTGACGCCATGCATTTCCTGGCCGGCATCCACGCCAATGCGGTAACCGACCCGCAGGATTCTTACTTCGAGATGGCGATACCATTCGCCACCGGCTCCAACGTTGGCGTCAATGCGTTCCCTGAGCCGCAGGCGCGCTTGCTGCCTCTCCAGGCAGGCCCAGCAGCCGGCGCGGTCACCCCGGGCCATCTGGTGCACGTGCAGGGCGCCGGAATCTATACGTGCGGCCTGCTGCGAAAGGGTCGTTATGGCGTGGCGGCCGGCGCGGATGCGAGTCAGTTCGCGATTGACCGCTGGACGGTCACGTACCTGAACACGTTCGACTTCAACACGCAGAACCTAGGCGTAGGTATCTCGACGAATTCGGCATCGTTTCTGCCGGCTGGGCAGCTCCTGACCTGTGCCGGAGCGCAGCTCGTGGGCCATGGGCTTTCGGCGATTCCGATCAAGCCGGTTACGACTCCTGGCGTTGGCGGAGCCTTGACCGTGACGTCAACCTATGGGCATCAAGTCGTAGTCGAGGTGCCCAACGAAAATGGCGACGTTTGGCGCAGTCCGCCGAGCACGCCGACGGTCACGGTCCTGACCGGTGGCCAGAATCAGATTTCGGTCGCGGTGGTCATCTCGGGCCTAGAGCTCCTGAACCGCATTGTCACCGTCAAGATTTACCGCACCAAGGCCAACGGGAGCGTGTTCCAGCTGGTGAACGCGCGCACCGGCAAGGCGTCGGCCCTGACGTCGTTCACGTTCCTGGACCAGGTCTCCGACGTGACGCTTGCTACCGGCGATTTCTACTTTGGCGAGGTGCCCGCGACTATCACGCCGGCTTTCTCCCATACGGCCATCTTCGGAAACCGCTTCTGGGGCATCGAGCGCGACTTCCCTAATCTGTGGATGTCGAAGCCTCTCCAAAGGGGGCTGCAGCCCGAGTTTACGGGCGTCACTCCCTGGGTGATCCCGCTGGCCGACGAGAAGGGCGCTCCGACGGCGCTCTATGCGCTCGATGACAAGCTCATGGTGCACAAGCTAGGCGCGGTGTACGCCGTGGCGGGCGACGGACCCGACAACCTCGGCGGCGGCTCGTCCATCACGGTTACGCGCATCGATTCCGATGTCGGCTCTCTGGTCGGCACTCCGGTAGTGTCCACGGGCGCCGAAGCCTTCTTTGTGAGCGCTCGCGGGTTCCAGCGTGTTGACCGAAGCGGTCAAATCGACTTCGTGGGTGCGGGCGTAGACGTATTTCTCAACCAGCCTGACCTCGGCGGGTTCCAGTATCCGATTTTGAGCGGCGTTTTCTCGTCGAAGACGAACGAGGTGCGATTCATCGGCATGACGTCGTTCGGTGGTCAGATGATCACCCTGGTCTACTACCGGCAGCAGAAAATCTGGTACGTGGACAAGGGAGCCGGGACGGGGGTCAGTAGCACCGGCTTTGCCATCTCCCGAATGTCTGCCAACGGCATCGAAATCCGTTACACGAACGCCGGAACGATGTCATTTGAGGGCGACTCGACTTCCGTTGACGATGGCGGAGTAGCATTCGTACCGTCAATTGGTTCTGCCTGGATTCAATCCGCCGGCCCGCAAGGTCGATTTCGCTTGCGGCGCGCGCGCGCGCTTGGCGCAACCATTTCCGGCGGTGGTAGTATCACGCCAACCATGACGGTCCTCTGGAACTTCGACGAAACGGGGGCCATCTCGCCCGTTAGTGAGCACGGCTCACCGTCGGCCCCGATTACCGACGTCGCGTCAACGGTGCGCGCCGAGTTCGCGCCGCGTAACCAGAAGTGCACCGCGTTCCGCTTGCAACTCACGTTGCCGTCGGGGAACACAACGTTTCGTCTCGAGCAATGGGCGGCCGTCGTCGGCATCAAGCGCGGGCCACAGAAGCTTACGACCGCGGAAAGGTGGACGTAATGGGCCATTGGTACGACACGCTTTACGACGACACCATCGGAAAGATTCTCCCGAAGGCGCCACCCGACCCGAACAAGTCACCGGCGGGCGTTGCGACCACTGATTTCGCGACTGGCCTGGGTGACCAGCGATCGGGCTTCACCCCGACGTCGGCGCCGAGGGTCGTAGAGGGCAGCGCTCCGCAGCCGACCGGGAATCTGACTGACGTGAAGTCTGCCGGGCGATCGGTCTGGGGCGGCGCGCGGCATGCCCCCGCGACAGACACGCAAACCCAGTACGCCGATCCGAACGGACTGAACAATCAGAACTTCGCCCTTGGCCTCGACAAGGATGCGGCCGAGGGCAAGACACCCAGCGCAGCGGAAAACCTCTACCGCAAGGGCACTGACGAGGGCATGGCGTCTCAGCTCGCGCTGGCCGCTACCACGCAGGGCGAAAACCCCGGCATGTCGCAGCGCGCTGGCCTAAATGGCGCGCAACAGGTCGCGCTCAATAATTCGGCGGGCGCGGGCGCGCTGCGAGCGCAGGAGATGGCCACGGCGCGCGGAGCCTATGGCGACCTGGCGACCCAGACGCGCGGACAGACGGTCCAGGAGGCCGAGGCGAACCAGGCCGCGAACCTTCAGCAACAGCAGGCGAACAACGCGTTCTATCTCGGTCTGACCGATGAACAGCAGAAGGCGCTGCAGGCGCTCATGGGCGGCGCCGAGGCGAATGCGCAGAATCAACAGAAGTACGGCGCGGCGAATCAGCAGTTCTTCGGCGGCTTGGCCTCTGGGTCAGGAAGCTCGGCGGCGAGCGCGGCGGGACCGGCAGCGGCGGCATAAATGGCTGAAGGCGACCCCACATACATCGGCGTTCCGCTTCCCGAATACGAGAAGCGCGTCGAAGCACCGCAGACCGAAACGTCGGGCGGAACGACAACGACTGTCCTCAGCCCCGAGCAGCGCGAGGTGGAGACGCATCGCGATCTGAATCTGGCCGATTCGGAAGCGACGGCAAAACGGGAGCTGGAGCTCAAAAACAAGCAGTCCGATGTCCAGGCTGGCCATGACCTGGCCATGTACAACGAAGCCGCGCATCAGGCGACGCTTGATGCAGAGGCTACGGGTAAGGCGAACACCGATATCGCGGCGGCGAAGGCGCGTATTGAGCAGCGACAGAAGGTGCTCGACAACACGCACCCGAGTGGATGGTTTCACCATGGCGACACGTGGGGGAATGTTCTCCGCGGGCTGGGGCTTGGTTTGGCCACCATCGGAGATGCCGCCCAGAAATCAGCCGCGGTCAGTCTCGGACAAGCCGCGCCGCACATCAATACCGTTGGCGACATCATCGATCGCGACCTGAAACAACAGGAAGATCACATTGCGCAGCTCAAGGATTCCGTGGTCCAAGCGCACACGGGCCTCAAGGATGCGAACGAAGCGCGCGAGCAGATGTTGGCCGATCGCAAGCAGGCAGCGGCGACGGCCTACGACCGATTGATCAAGCTTGCGGCAGCGCGGATGTCGGCGCTCGGTAAGGACAACAACGAAATCACCAACTCGAAAGAGATTCAGGCCCTTCGCGAAAAGCGAAACGCCGAAATGGCCGCGGTGGTCGCGCCGACCGCAAAGAAGGTCGAGAGCCATTTCGCGAACAAGGGACAGCAGGTTTCGGAGACGTTCCGATCGGCACAGGGCAAGCCGGGGCAGACGCCCGGGGTCCTTACCGACACCATGGGCGGTCCCGACTTTCCGATCGATCCGAATCGCACCGACATGCGCCAGCACAATGCGGCCGTAGCGAACCTGCCCAATATCAATGGGGCTATCAAGATTCTCGATTCCGTGACCGGGAAGACCGCGAACGGTGAGCAGCACGCGCCCGAGTGGATGAAATACCTAGGCTCGGACGACGCCAAGGCGCAGGCAGGACTCAATGGTCAGATGACGCGATTTCGTTCGGCTTATGCGGCCTCTAAGAAAGAGAGCGTGGGAGAGGCGAACGCAAAGGAGCTCGCGGACGCGATTCCCGATCCTCCTTCGTTCGTCGCGCCGAAACAGGCGTGGGACGCTTGGCGCTCGAAGATCGAAGAGACGCGCCACGAAATGATGGACATGCGCAAGGAGCATCTGGCGCTAGCTGGCGTCCCTCCCGCGGAGATCGAAAAGGACAGCGCCGGGACGCGCGGCAAGCCGCCCGCGCCCGCCGCTCCCGCTCCCGCTCCCACGCAGCCGCCGCCGTTCGTTCCGCAGAAGTCGCCAGCCGAAATCACGGCTACCGCGCAGCCGGGTACGCCGAAGCTGCAGGCTATCCAGCTTCTGAGGTCAGGGAAGGTCAGTCCGGGATTGCGCGACTTGACCATGAAGAAATTCGGCATTTCACAGGAAGATTTGCGATGACCGACGAAGACAAGCAGGTCATTGCGCTCCTGCAGGGCGACACCGGGACGCCCAAGGTAGACATGGGACCGCAGGCGCGCGCGCAACGCGATACGAGCAGCATGCGGCCAGCGGTGGCCCCTGACGAGGTTGCGCCCGAAGACTTGCGCAGCGACTACAGCAAGCGCGACCCGCGCCGCACGGCACAGGGACGACAAGACCTGATCACCACCCCGGATGCCCGCGCGGCCATCGACGCTCGGGCGCAACGCGAAGACCCGATCAAGAACGACCCGCTCGCTGGGTCTATCGTGCAGGGTCTGCCGGCCGGCGGGTTGGCCAAGGTCCTCGCGCCGATCGCGGGCCCGCTACTCTCACGGGCAATCGGCGGAGCCGCAGCGAGTCCTGACCATCCTGTCGCAGGCGCCGCCCTAGGCGCGCTCCCTGGCGTTCCCGGAGCCGTCAGGTCTGCCGATACGTCTCTCGGCGAAGCTGCGCTCGAGCATGTGACAGCGCCGACGAAGGCACCGGGCGCAATGTCCAAGGTCGCCGACGCGGTCGGGACTGCGGTCGGTGGCGTTGTCGGGCACAGGGTCGGCGGACCCGTTGGCGCCGCTGCCGGTGCGCTGGCGGGTAGCCAGGCCCGCGGCGTCATCAACAAAGGCGTGAACAGCCTTGCTCAGCGGCTGGCGGAACGCCACATGGCCCGAATGGCGGCGATGCGCGCGGCGGCCGGAGAAGCTGCGGCGGTTCCGACTCCTGTTGCTGAGGAGGTAACGGTACCGGAAAAGTATGTTCCAATCCAAAAGGTGGCCGAGCAGAAGGTTGCCGACCTCGAGGCCAATGCGCCGTTCAGGCAAACTGCGGCTCCCCATGCGCCCGTTCAGAACCCGATGAGCCTCGAAGACAAGCTCAAGGCATCGATCGAAATCATGGGGGATTTACGGGTTGCGGCAAAGACCGGGACAGTGACACCGGACTTGATCCAAAAGGCCATTGATGCTGGTGTGCCGCAAACGTCCGTGTATCATATCGTTGGTAACAGGGCAGCGGCCCACGCGGCGGTCAAAAAGGCAATCACCGGTGAATAAGACGGCTCACAAGCAGATCGGCGGCTCGCACCGCTGAATCCCGGACAAAGCTGGTTGCTGGCGCCTCCTGCGCCCGCTCCCGCGATGCCCGCGCCTGTCGACGCGACGGAGCTCATGGGCGCAGCTGCCGAGGCAGAACAGCGTGGCCAGTCTTCCCCGGCGCTCGCCTTCCTGCGTACCGTCTGCCCGCGTGTCCAGCTCGACAAATGGGGCCAGCCGTTGCCCCTGTCAGACCCGGACCAGGCGCGCATTGATCGGCTCTATGCCGTTGCGCTCGACCCTGCTGGTCGCGGCCAAGCGCTGATCCGCTCGGGCACCCTCGACCCTGGCGAGGCCGAATGTCTCGCCGTCACAGCGCCGCAGGCATACGGCGAGCTCGCCGCGGGCGCTCGCCTCGAGATGGCGCAGACGCCGCCGCCCTATGCCCAATGGGCCGAGCAGACGCTGTCAATTCTCTTCGGCGAGCCGGCGGCGAAAGCCTACCAGGAGCCGCCGCAACAGCCGGCATCGCAGGGCAAGCCGTCGGGCGGCAAGGACGACCAGGACACCGGCGCAACTCCCGCCGATAGACGCGAAATCTCCGTGCGACAACGAAAGGCTTCCTGATGCAGTCAACCAATCCGCACTACGTCAACGGCGGAAACAGCGCCGCCGCCGCGGCAAGCTATCCCTGGGTCTACATCGAGGGGATGACCGAAGTTGGCTGGCACGTCTCCTCGGACAGCGTTACCGGGACCTACGTTTGGGAGGTCACGAGCCTGTCGGCGGAGCTGGACCCGAACAAGATTGCACCCAGCGCCGCGCAGATTGCGTTGGTGATCCTCCCGTCGGCTGAACAGACCTTGGCGACCCCGGCCGCCACCGTCGTCAATCACGTCTTCACATTCAGCATCGCCGAGTCCACCAACTGCAGCAAGTTGCCCGCGGCGAAGTGGATGCGGATGCGCTCGACGCGTTCGGCTGGCGGAAGCGCGACGGGCCTGAACATCGGCGTCACGCGGAAAGGAAACGACTGATGTGCCCCGTTGATTTCATCGACTTCAACACCGGACCGGGAGCCGGCATCGTCGGCCCACAGGGTAGCGTTCGCGTGTCTAGAGGCGCGCTTGGTCTAGCCCAGAGCGTGGACGGCGGGCCGCCCCAAATCATCGACGCAGGCAGCCCGACCCAGGCTCAGGCATCGCTTGCCAAGCTCTATGCGCTGACCGGACTCGATTCGATCCGCTCGCAGAACTTCGTCCACAACTTCGACAGCCTCGCCGGCTGGACGGAAGAGAACATGACTGCGGCGGGCGCGAACAATGCCGCAATCCCGCGCGTAGTCGCCGAATATGACGGCAACTCCTTCATCCGCAGCAACGGGACCGATTCGCTCCTGCGCGGCTATGTAATCAATCTGGCCGGCACGTTCAGCAATCAAAACCCACGAACGGCGATGCTCGATCAGGTCATGCCGTGGGGCGTGGCTTGCAAGTTCCGTATGATCACCGACGGCGGCGGCTATTGCCTCTTCGGCATGTCGGACCCGACGTCAACCGGGGCAGCGCCGAAGGGCGTCTACTGCGGTTTCGAGCACGGCACCAACAGCCGTTTTTACCAGGGGTACAAGACAAACGCCGGAGGTGGTGTTGGTGTCGACAATTTGCCATCGACGGTGCAACTCGACGGCGCCTGGCACGTTGGCTATGTGTTCGCCGATGCCAGCGGGTTCTACAAATTCTCCATTGATGGCGAGGCCCCGGTGTCGCTGCCCAACGCTAATCCGTTCAGCAATCTGCTCGGCTGCGTTCGCATCGTCCTAGCCGGAACGCAATCTGATGTGTCGTGGTGCTCTGCAATCTGGCCGGTGAGTGGATAAATGACAAACTACATCCCGATTCAGCCCGCTGATTTCACCGACGGCATTGGAAACACGCTGGTCCCGACCAGTGCGACAACTACCGTCGTCGGCACGGACCGATTCTGTTGCGGCACCGAATGTCCGCGTCTGCGGTTCACCTGCTCTGGGACGTCGTTCCAGGTGCGAATTGCGCGCGATTCGGTGATTGCCGGTGTCGCCAATTTCAATGACTGTCCGGTCTTTGTCGATGGAGTTTACGCCGGCAAGATCACGCCGACCGCGAGCGTCGTCGCCTGGTACACGTTCTTGGGCATGTCGGCCGGAGATCACGTCGTCGAGATTCAAGGAGGCCAAGGCGGCCTCAGTGGTGCCGCGATGGTCAGTACGGGCAGCATCCTGGGAATCGCCGGGACGAACATCAAGCTGGCCAAGATCGTTGCAGCCCGCAAGATGATCTATTTCGGCGATTCGATCATCCCGGCCAATACCGGGACGTCGCCACTGGGCGTGACCGATATTCTCGGCCTTCTCCGCACGTACTATCCGGGTCGCGTGACCGTCGAGGCCATGGGAAGCGCCACATATACGATGTGGTCCGACAACGTATCGCTTATCTCTCGCTTCGCTCGTCACGTTGCTGGCGCGGCCACCTTCGACATTTGCATCCTGCTGGGCACCAACGATTACGGCGGTCAATTGCCGTCCCTGACGGCGCAGCTGACGACCCAATTTGCCCTCATGGTCGCGATGGCGAACCTGAACAAGCTACTTGTGGTTACGCCGCTCACGAGAGGGACCGAGACGGGCGCGACGACGCTGGGTCAGTACCGCGCGCAAATCACGGCTGCGATTGCCGCAGTGGCCAGTACGAAGATCATCACGCTCGACGGGACGTCGATGGGCCTGAATGTGAACACCGACTATCAGGAGACGCCCGCCGCGAACGCATTGCACCCGAACGACTTTGGCGCGGCCAAGGTCTTCGGCGGCATCCGGGGAGCGCTAGGGTTCTAGGTACACCCGATGACATGGAAGCACGTAGCACTGATCGCAATCGCCGCGGCGGTGGTCATGGCGTGCGAGGTCAGCACCACGTGTCAGGGCTCGCTGGATAAGGTGGTGGGCTTCGCGCTGGCCATCGCCGGGATTGCTGGCGGGAACGCAATGCAGAGCCGCGCCGAGACACCAAAGGACAAGGCGCCGTGATTCATCATGTCGCACTACGGAGATGACCGTGACGAACCCACTGACCCTGGTACGCCCGCCGGAATTAGAGCCAGCGCCGCCGTTCAATTTGCAATTGGCGCAGCGCACGTTAGCCGGGCTGTTCCACTGCTCGAGCAACTTACAGACTCTGACAGAGAATATTTTGCGACATGTCTCGCGGACGACCTCGCAGAGCTCATCAAGCAAGGGGCCGGGCTAGTGGAGCTGATCCGATTCGCAGGCCCGAAGTAAAAGGAGCACCATGACGCGACTTCTCAAGATTCTCATGATCGTGGCTGCCGTCGTCGCGGCGTTCATCGCCGCGCTCATGATGCACGGCTGCGCGCACGTCGTGTCCGTCGCCGATGCATGCAAGCCGACCACGGCGCAAGAGATGGCCATCGTAGAGGCTGCATCTCACCCGGTGCAGGCCGAAGCGCTGGCCGCCATCGATGCGCTCGGATTCGCGCTGTGCGTGCTCCAGCAAGGCGCAGACGACGCTATTGGGGCGCTGCAGTCAAAGGCTGGCGAAACGACGCTGGCGCTCACGGCGGACGCGTACAGCCCTGTCGTGGCCAACCTCAAGGCGTGGCGAGCCGCGCACCCATGAAGTAACGGCCCCGCCCGGCGCTATCAACGCCGAGCGGAGCCTACCAACCACGTCCCGCGCGAACGGGATGCAGTCGGCTGGGCCGACGATGACGCGCGCGCGGGCCTTGACACAAGGAGCCGCTCATGTCTCGACGCATCGTCTTCTTTTTGGCCCTGTTTATCGCCCTTGCTGCATGCGGCGCCGCCCATGCCGCCGACTTCGTCACAACCGACGAGAGCGGCCATGGCCCTTTCTTGGTGACCAATCCGATCCCGAGCTGGGGATACCTGGACGTAGCCAGCGAGGATTTCTCCCACCGCGAGCGCTGGCGCGGAGACGTCAATACCGGTACGGGACATATCGGCCGGACCATCGTCCCGACGTTCTCGGCGCGCTGGTTCAGTGTTTCGCCGCTACAGGGCTCTTTCGCCTTCGCGTGCAGCCACACGCCGACGGGGCCGACCTACGCGCCCTGCCAGGGTCAGAGCCCGGCGCAAGTCTACATCTCGAGCGACGGCAACAACCCGACGCACCTGACGTGGACTCCCGCGGCAATCATTGTCGGCTACTACCCTCAGTGCCCGATTTTGTCGGGGTACTCTGTGATCCACTACTGCACCGGCACGCACACGCCCTACGACTACACCGGGCAACCGACGGACTTTCCCACATTCATCATCGGCGATGGCATCGTCAAGCCGGGCCTGCCCTACGGGTCGCCGCTGAAGCTGGTCGTCTCGGGCGCCACCGGCGTGCCTGTCGATTGCTGGGCCGAGCCGGACGAGTATGGGCTGTCAGGGCCGTGGGGGATGGCGGTCTATACGTGCCCCTGATCCATTACGGTAGCAGTCCCACCGCGCGCAACGCTTCCTCGGGCGTCGTCACGATAGCGGCCTGACCGCGCCACATCCAATGCCAGTTGACCTGGTCCGGGGTCAGCGGCTTCGGCTCGCCGGCCTTGTTTTTCGGCATCTTAATCTCGAGCAGATAGCAACGGCGAAACCCGCCATCTGCCAGGCGACCCACCAGCAAGTCCGGACATCCACCGCCCACCGCGTGCAAGTCCTGAACGGAACACCCCGCGGCGAACAGGGCAGCCACGATTTCGGCTTGATTCGCGTCGCGCTTTGTCGAGTGGTTGCTCACGTCTCCGGCCCCATGAGCGCGCGAATGGCTCCACAGGCGTCATCGATGGCGTTTCGATAGCCGCGGTCGCATTCATTATCGACAATCTCGTGCAACTGCTCGCCATCGACGGCCGTCCGCGCCTCCTTCAGCGCCTCCCGTCGCGCCTCTCGAGCGCGAACGGCAAGGGCGGTGGCGATGGATTCCTGCATGACCGCAAGCTCCTGGATTCCCCATCCGAATATCCGATACGCCTCGGTCACCATCGCGTGCGCGGCGTCGCGCTCCCGCTCAATCTCCTCGGCCGTCACGTCGCTCACTTGCGCCCTCCGTTCCATCTTCGCCAAAACGCCATGTAGGCCAGCCCTTGATGCTGTCGCAGTCCAACATGGACGACGTTCCAGCCATTATCGAGATGCCAGGCGTAGCAGACCGACGCGAACATCACTTGCGCCCCTCCGTGATGGGCGGGACGGCGTGGATGGGGTCGTCGGCCTTTTCTCCGCATCGATAGTAGTCACCGCGCCGCTTATCACATCTGCCGTCGAGGTCGCGCACGAACGCATGCCCAGTGACCGGCGGTTGCTTTTTTTCCGTGGGGTTTTCGAGAGCGGGCGACATAGAAGCCTCCCGGTTAGAACAGGGGACGGTGTGACGACCACGCAAGTAGCCGCATACCCAACATGGGCAATTGTCGTCACAGGGTCCCTCTTTGTGCTTGCCCTGCTGATACCAGAGACAGTGAAACGCATGTCCAGGCCCGGTGGCCTCGGGCGGGGATGGTGCTGCGGATATCGAATGAACAGAATCGACAGACCTCTTGCCGCAGCCCTCGGACGCGCAGAGCAGATAACCCGACGTCTGGCCTGTCGGTACAACGAACGCATGCGTGGGCACGGGCGGCTTGAATTGCTCCTTGGTCAGGCCGAACGAAGGCGGCGACATAGCGCGCCGCACTTCGGCCACAACGAAATCGCGCAGCCTGCCCTCTAGCGCGTCAATCGACTCGCGTATGCCGTGCGCGTCGGCTTCGAATTCGTGCCCCTCCACCCGCTTGGCGAGCGCGGTCGATCGGTCATATTCATCGTTGATATGATCCCGTAGAGCCTCGTCTAGCATTTCGAGCGTGAGCGCCCCCTCCCCCTGCGCCTGCTCGGCTGCCTCTTCGCGGTCCTCTTCCTCCTCGTGCTCGTCGCACAACTCGCCGGGACCGATGCACGTGTCGCAATCCTCGGTTGCGACCTTCGGCTCAAGAAACATGTGACTGCCCCGTTCGGGGTCGTGGATGTCGCAGTGCCGAGGTTGCCTGCAATTTGGACGTGCGCAAACGTCCAACTCGCGTTTCGTCGGCTGCACCTGCTCGGCTGGCGGGGCGGCGAGATGCTTTGTGCGCGCCTTCATCCACGCAAGTAAGCTATCGGCATGAACGTTAAGCGGCGCAGTCATCAGCAGCCGCCGCGCCTCGGCCAGCTCGCCCTTGAGCCGGTCGATTTCGGTACCTTTGGCCTTCAGTAGCCCTGCCGAAAACTCCAGCAGTGACTTGAGCCGGTCCCGTTCGCCCTTCGCTTCCTCGACGAGACGGCGCAGCGCCAGTATCTCCGTGTCGTGGTCGTAGGCTAGTTCGCGAAGGGCAGCGCGAATCCTTCGCTGCGTCGTTATGCCGTCTCCCACTTCAATGCTTCGCTCTGACCATTCCTCGGCCAGTGCGTTGATCTTCGCATCGTTCATGGCGTTCCCCTCCCTGCGCGACGGGCGATGGCGTCGGCGAATTCGCAGATTGGACACCTCGGCCGTCCCGGGCAGCAATAGCAGTGCGACTCATGTGCATCGCGGATGATGTCGGCCCTTTCTTCCCTCGCCCCGAGAGCGCGCCCTCGGGCGATACCGGCGGCGTAGGCTTCGTATGCGAGATTGTCCATCGCCTGCCTTGTCGAATGATATGGCCTCACGTTCATCGACATGACCGCATCCTCAACCAGTCGATCTAACTCAGCCGCATCCCCATCGCCCGTGACGGGTGGGTCGTCTGGCTTGGGCTCGACGAAGCGATGACCGATTTGTCCCAGCTCCTTCCCGTGAGCGCGCCTGACGTAGCCACAGAGACCGCCGTCGACACATGTCCCGGCGCATTTGTCGTTAGGACTCGTCGCGTCGGCTGGCGGTTGGGGCGCGGGGACGGGTTCGACGAAGGCGTGGGCGATGGTGTGATTCGTCCAGACGTGCGCCCGTCGAATCTGACGGCACAGCGGCTTGCCGCAAACGTCGTTGTCGCTCACCGCGCACCTCCAATTAGGTCGTCGTCGTGCATGCCGGCGATGTGACCGAGTCGGCGCAGTCCTTCAACGCGTGCAGGCTTGCCGACCGACATCCGCGACAGCATCGCGTGCGACTCACAGAGACCGCCGTTGACGATGCCGTCGCATTCGACGTATCCGAGGCCTGGGCGCATGCACGACGGGACCGCAGGACGTCCAGGACACGCCGCTGCCGCATGTGGGCCTCCGCAGTCAGCGCAATCGGTGCGCTGTGGCGGGAGCTGCATAGGCTTCGCCGGGGCGGGCTTGCCGTGCGTCGGGCACGCCGTGTTCGCCTGTGTGTCACTGCATCCATGCGCGCACGCCGGGGCGGGTTGCGGGGCGGGCTTACGCGCCGGGCAGCTAGTAGAACATCCAGGTTCGCAACATTCATCATGAGCGGTCTCGGCCGACTGCGCCGCGAGGGGAGGGAGGCGGGCGTCACGGCAGGCGGCAGAGCACCAACGCTGGTCGGCGTTCGTGCGCGGATCGTAAGCATGGAACTTCTCGCCCAGGATTACCTGGCGGTCGTCCTCATAAATGGCGTTCATCGTCATACCGCAGTACCAACGGCACTTCGTCCTGTCGGCCGCGAGCGGGGCGGCTGCGGGGACGTCATTAACCTTGTCCATTGATTCCCTCCGGGTAGTTGATCCATGCGAACTCGCCGAACGCGGCTTTGGCCCATGCGTCGTAAACCCTGGCAGCTGCTTCGGCCGTAACAAAAAGGCCTAGATAGCGATTCCTTTTTGAGACTGTTATCTGAGCCAGAAACCTAAGGCCACAGCGCCTAACGCCCTTAAGGCCGACACGGTTTGATAGATTGGGTCTTCGATTGGAGTTGTTTTGCGCCCTGGTGGCGGAGCGAAGATTCTGCCTGGTATTGTTCAGGCCATTGCCGTCGCGATGATCCATGATGCGAGCGCCGGACATACCCATAAGAGCACCGACAAAACGATGCAGGTCGCCTTCGTGGCGTCCATGGCCGCAGCGGCGATGGTGGCTGGCGGCGTAGACCCGAAGGCCGCTTATGCGGCGTCGCCAGCCGCACGTATTAACGAGAAGCCAATCCTCCGGGCTCACCCAGGCGAACTCCTCTCGGCTTCCTAGCTGTATCGGCATCGCGTCCAGGCTGATCATGCTACCTTCCCGACGTGCCCCGTCGTCCGCTCGATAAAGAGGTTGCCCGCGCCACTGCCCGTCGCGACAAAGCCGCCGCGATGCTGAAGGCCGAAGATGCTGCGCTGGAGGCTTTGCTCAAGGCGCAGGCCGAGCTTTTCGAGGCGGTCGCGGAAGAACATCGCTTGCCTGTTCACCGTTCAAGTGTTAACACTCGTAGTGAACAGATGCAACTCGAATCTCGCATCGCCATCAGTAAAGGCCGGTCGGCTGACCCATTCATCGAGGTTATCAGGTCGGTCAAGCCTAAGGGGTTCACGCTGCGCAGTCTGGCCAAGCGGCTGAAGTGTAGCGTGTCTCTGCTTTCCATGCAGCGCCGAGCCGATAACCCGCGGCCTATTCCGCGTGACCGGGCCGAAGAGATCGAAGAGCTGACCGGCTGGCCGGCCGACTCGAAGCACTGGCCGGGCGGTCTCTCCTAAGAAAAGTGGCGAGTGTTCACTTTTCCGCTTGCTAGCGGTGTGAACAGTTGCTAGTGTTCACTTATGGAGGCTTCGATGGAGATGAACAGTGTTTCGGCGATCAAGGCGTACTTCGAGGGCGAGTTCGACGGCGGCCCGGGCCGCAAGATGGACATGGCCGAGTTTCGCGCTCTCGGCGACTCGCGCACGGCCATCGCGGAGATGTGCGCGGCACGCATGACCGCGCTGGGTACGCCGGTCGAGATCAAGGCTGCGTAAGGCCGAAACCGGCTTCGGCCGGTCGCGCCGTAACTCGGCGCCTGATGAGGCCAACAATGAACTCGAAACCCCGTCACAATCCCTTCTGCGCACGCTGCGGCATCACCTGTGTCCTGCATGCGATGCCCGAGTCGTCCTGTGAGTCGTACATCGCGCCAGGCTCACGGGAAGCGCGCGAGTTCGAAGCGACGAAGGCCCCTGGCAAGCCGATTGATTCGGACTTCTTCGATCGCGCCCTGATGGAGGCGACCATCCTGGACCTTGAGGACCGCAGGCGCCGCGCGATACAGGCGACGCAGGCGTGTTTGTCGGCGGCGCGGGCTGGCGCGCCGCGCACTGCTAGCCGCTATGCCGAACGGGCGCTCAAGGCGCTTGGCGCACTGGGGGCGTCGTGAGCGGCTGGGACGAGTGGTACGAGTTGCAGCACGGCTACGGCTGCAGCTGCGACGGGTGCGATCCGCGACCACCACGGTGTACCGAGTGCGACGAGGAGCTGAGGTACGAGAGCGGCGAGGTCTGCGACAAGTGCAACGGGTCGCGAGCGGTGGTGCGAACGTGAGACTCCCGAAGAAGATGCCAGACAAGTACCTGCCCGGCGGCGTCGAGGCATGGCTGCTCACGATGAACGACGGGACGGCGAAGATCGTAGCCACCGACGGCTACGCACACGCAATGGCCGAGATTGTTCAGCCCGCGACGGCAGACACCTGCTCGGCTGCCATGTCCCACGTCATCAAGGAACTGAAGCGCGAGAACGGCTCGCCGCGCGTCGGCGACTTCGTCTCTAGGGTCGATCGAACGACGGGTGAGTTCTGGCTCAATGATCGGTTCGGGCCGTTCAAATTCGAGGTGCAGCAATGATCGGCTGGTTCATGCGGCGCCGTTGCTTCTGGTGCTCGCGCTCGGCGATTGGGATGTGCTGGTCGCACCACATGGACGTGCACCACATCCTCAATCGCGCCGGTCGCATCGCGCTGGTTTCGATCGGCACGGCGTTCCTGGTGTCGCTGGTCCTGGCTGGCGTCGCGGGGTGGTACGGCAAGGTTGCGTGGGAGCTGAGTCATTTGGTGGGGCGATGACAAAGGCTCCGATTGGGTCACCTTCGCGCGTGAAGGTGACGAAAGTCGTCCGTACGTCCTGGCGTATTGAGTGGGAGTACGACGGCCAGGAATTCGTCGGCGACGAAGATGGAACCTACTTCGAGACGGTGCGGCGTATCCGGGTTCGTCACATGCAGGGGCGCGGAAACGCCTATCGCGCTGCGGCCATGCGCCTGATCTTCGCGCGCCGCGATCGGTACGCCAAGGGGGTGATCGGCGGGAAGCGCCAAGGCTGCAAGCTCTGCGACGCAGCGCCGGTGAACCGATACCCCGATGACCCATCGGCCTGCCGATATCACGACGGGGACAGTGTCGAAGCATTGCGCAATCGGCTCGCGCGCCGGCTCATGTGGCGCGATGGGGTGAAGCCGTGAACTGCCCCACAATTCGCAATCGCGACCCGCGGCCCATCAAGCTCATTCGTTGCGGATTCGGCGCGCTGATTTCGAGATGGCGGGATTTCTGTTGGCGGCACTTGGTTGAAATGACGAAAGGATGAAAATGCTATTCAAAAACCATGACCCATTCAAGGATGCTCCAATGATGAACATGCGCGAGATTCACCGCAATATTGAGCGCCGGCAGAGAACGGTGTTCGGTATTGCGGCCATAACTGCGCCGTTAGTCATCATGTTCAACGTCGGCATTGTGGCCGGAATCGTTTGGGTTGCTTATCACTTCATTCGAAAGTTCTGGTAATGACCATCTCCGACGCACAAGCCCTAGTCCGCGCGTTTCAAGAAAAGTTCTTCGGCCCGCAACCGTCAACGCCGCTGACCGAGGATCAAGTTGATTGGGACGAGCACACGTTGCGGCTCGAATGGATGGACAGCGAGCACAGCGAAATCGAGACGGCGATTCGGCGCAGGAACATTGCGGACCTGGCCGACGGCTACCTGGACGACCTGTTCTATGCCCTCGGCGGTCTCGTTCGGCTCGGCATCGACGCTGCGCCACTGTTTCAGGCCATTACGGACGCCAACATGGCCAAGGTGCGAATCCCGGGACTCGCCAAAATAGCGAAGCCCGAGGGATGGACGCCGCCCGATATCGCTGGACTGATCGAAAAGCAAAGGACTGGAAAATGACCGCCGCAGCCGTCGAAACGAAGCAGCGCGTGGTGCTGATAGACCTTTCGTCGCTGTTCCATCCCGCTTGGAGAGCTAACGAAAACGGGCCGCTATCGGTCGCATTCAGCGCCACGCTCGACGCCGTCACCCGGTGCGCGAAGAAAGACCCCAACGCACTGACGGCCATCTGCCTCGACTCGCGCAAGAGCTGGAGGAAAGACCTTGTCCCGACGTACAAGGCGCAGCGGGAGAAGCTCGGCAACGACTTCTACGACACGCTTGACCGGGTCAAGGAGCGCCTGCGCGCGGACGGTTACCTGCTTTGGGAGTCGGAGGGCTTCGAGGCCGACGACGTCATTGCGACCGCGTGCGAGGAAGCGATCCGCCGTGGGCACCCCGTCGCCATCTGCAGCGCCGATAAGGACCTGATGCAGCTTCTGCGGCCCGGCGTGAAGCAGCTGCGCACGCACGACTGGTCGGTGTGGTCCGAGCTCGAAGCCGAAGCCAAGTTCGGCGTGAAGATGTCGCAACTGGGCGACTGGCTGGCCCTCGTGGGCGACGCATCGGACAACATCAAGGGCTGTCAGGGCGTCGGCGAGAAGCGCGCCACAGCGATGCTGCAGACCAATGGCGACTGGGCCGGCATCGTCAAGGCACTCGAGGAGAAGCAGTTCACGCCGGCAATGACGGCGGCGCTCCAGGGCTTCGACTATGCAACCACGCGCAAGCTGATTGAGCTGCGCCGAGACGTCCCGATCAACTTCGACGACCTGTACAGCGGTCGTTCCGTGAAACCCATCGTCAAACTGGAGGAGCCACCCGTGGAAGACGTACCAAGTAGCGTCATTGCGGCAGAGAAGGTTTTCGGCGTGAAGGCCGAGACAACGCACATTGCGCCCGAGTCGGAGCCGCAAACCGTAGCCATCGGCGAACTGGTCGATATGCCAAAGCCGGCGGCGTCGAACGATACCAAGGCTCTCGCGGTGCCGGCGCCGAACCCGGCATTGCAGCCAAACAGCGTCGCCGATGCGTACTGGCTGGCCAAGGCGATGATGAACAGCCGGCTCTACACGAAGTTCGGCAATCCCGAGGCCATCCTCGCAACCATGATCCGCGGCAAGGAGATGGGCTTTCCGGTGCTCACGAGCCTGGACATGTTCCATGTCATCAGCGGCAAGCCGTCGCTGGCCGCGAACACGATTCAAGTGCTCGCCGAGAAGCACCCCGATTGCGTCTACCTGCGCCGCGTGTCGTCGAGCATGACTGAGGCGACGTGGGAGACGAAGCACGCGAAGCACCCGCAGCCGGAGACGTTCACGTATTCGATCGATGACGCGGTAGCAGCGGGCATTGCAGCTGCCGAACCCGCTCCGCCGCCGGGACCAGGCAAGAGGGACGACCGAGGGCAGTGGGACAAGCGACGCAAGGAGATGTTGCGCAAGACTGCGATGGTGCAGCTCGTGCGCATGGTTTACCCGTCGGCGACTCTCGGGCTCTACGCCCGCGAGGAGCTGACCGACCGCGAGGAGGACTGAACATGAACGACGGCGATTACAAAGCGAAGCTGATCAAGAGCGGCAGCGAGTGGATTCAGTGGGGAAGGCTGGGAAACGACCAGAAGCCCGCCGCTGTCATGATGTTTGAAATCGAGGATGGCAGCGTCATGGAGTGGACCGGGTGGCTTTCTGCCGCAGCGTACGATCGCACGGTGGACGCCTGCCACGCGCTTGGTTTCTCGGGCGAAGACCTGGACCTGTTCAACGAACAGGAGCCGCACGGGCGTTGCCGCGTAACGGTCAAGACCGAGGAGTACAAAGGCGTCCGCCGGCAAAAGATCGCATTCGTCAACCCGGCAACCTACGGCGTGAAGGCCGAAAACCGCATGTCGGTCGCCGACCTGAAGAAGCTCTCGGCCGAGATGAAGAAGTCTCATCCTGCCGGGTTCGACCTGAACTCAGAAGATCAACGGCTCGGCTTCTAGTCACCCCGCCGGCTACGCCGGCTATTCGGCGTGGGAGCGGTAATGGACAACCGCGGCCATTGATCAGGCTCCCGGGAATCTGCGGCTGGAGACGTCCAGTAAGCGACCTGGGTTTCGGGTTCGAATCCCGACACGCCGACAGGAGGAACCATGCGCGACCCCAATTCAACCCTCGGCGCCGCTGCGCTCACGGCCCTCAAGATCATGGAAGCAAAGCGGCGCGTATCGCCAACGCATGCCAAGGATGTGAAGGAGGCTAGACGACGCGCTTTCGAAGGTCCCGGCCGGCACATCGCAGAACCGCGCGACAAGGCACGCGACAAAGCGCGGGCCGAACGCGAGGCCGAAGCGGCGACGTGGATTCAGGAAGTGAGGAGTAGGAAGCGATGAAGATCAACGGCGAGGAATGCGAGTTGGTGACGTCGTTCGCATCGTTACGGGCGGGCGATGTCGTTTGGATACTAGGCTGCGGCTGGTGCACCAAGCACCATCGTTATCTCTTGCTTTCCCTGAAGGAGATGGATACCGAGAGTCCTAACGGGGTCCTCGAAACAGAGACAGCATGGGAGGCCGTTCCTGAGCAGGAATGTGGGTCTGATTGCGTCGCTAAATCGTGCGCCGAGTCGGGAGAACTATACCGCGTTATCAATCCTCTCCTCGACGCCAAGCCCGTCACGCGCGCGAAGGAGCTGGCGCGATGAAACCGCGATTCATCGACCAGCGCTTGATCTCCATCCCGAAGCCAGGGTGGAAACCGGCGGGCAAGACGCCCACGCCAGCGCCGCACATCATTGTCATTGCCTATCTGGACACCGACGGCCGCCCCTGGCTCTACGACGATGACTTGGGCCTGCGTCGCCTCGATGCGCCCGACGAACCGTGACGCCCGTCATTGAACGTGCGAGCGGCGATTTCTTTCGCGAATTGTTGGTGAACATTGCGTCAAGACGCAGTGACCGAAACCGTAACCGACGCCCCATACGGTTTCGAAGCACGCGTCACCGTCGGGACTGACACCGCGGTCATCGCACATTCGAAACCTGTGTCGTTGGTGCATTGCGCTAGCTGACATTTGCTAGGCCGACGTAAGGGCACACACAACTACCAAGACGCGCCAGAAGATTGGCGCGACAGTTCACGGCTCGGCTTTGGCGACGCTGAAGCCCCGGGGGTGGCCAGGTGGACGACGCAGAGCTGCGCGCGCTTCTAGCGGCGCAGGCACGACTCATAACGGAGCTGTCCGAGCGCATTGCGCCGACGCGCCCGTCTATCACCGTCGCCGAGCTCTACAGGACGTGCGAGATATCACAGCAGCATCGTCCCGGCTGGGTGACGTCCGCGCACCTACTGCGACCGCTGATCAAGCGCTGGGGCTCGCGTGACGTGGCCTCCCTTATGGTCGCCGACTGGACCGCCTACCGCGTCGAGCGCAGCGACTTGGCGGCGACCTCGCTGAACTCCGTCCTGGCCTGCCTGCTCGCAATGGTGCGCTGGGGGAAACGCGAGGGGATGTATCCCGCGGTGCCCCAGCTGTGCGAGGCGAAGAGACTCAAGGCCAAGAAGCACAGGGAGAGCGCCACGACCGAGGAAGACGTCGAACACCTCCTGTTTGAGTCGGACCTGGCGCGGGACACGTTCATCATCTTGGCGGCGAACGATGCCGGGCTGAGGAATTCCGAGATACGCCTACTCGAGCACTCCTGGGTGGACCGGGCGAGGCTGCAGATCAACCTGCCCGCAGCCATCACCAAGAGTCGTAGGGCGCGCTCTGTGCCCATCACGCGCCGCCTGCTTGCTTCTATCGACGCCCTGCCTCGAGACATCCGCTCGCCTCTTGTGCTGCGTTCTCCGCGCACGGGGGGCGCCTACTCGCGCAACTGGATGTCTATGATCTGGCGCGGGCTCGCCGAACGCGCCGAACTCAAGCCCGCCGCCGGGGAGAAGCGCGTACCGCTGCACTCTGGCCGTCGAGGCTATGCCACCCGGGCCGTCGAGCGCGGCGTGCGCATCGAGGTACTACAGCAGATTCTAGGTCACGCGAACCTTCAGCAGACGGCCGATTACGTCGCCTCGAGGCCGACCGATCTAAGCTCTGCTCGTGAGACTTTTGAGCGCGGCATCGAGCGCGATCGCACGCGCCGCTAGCCATTCTTGTACTGGCCGTCAACCCGCTAGTACGATTTTTTGCTGGTCGCAATACTGAACATGCGTGCGTTTCCAAGCGGTTACACTATGGAGCCGCCGCCATAGCTCTCTCGTATCAACTGTAAGCGAAATTCCCACTTGCAAGCATTCGAACGTCGTGCAAACTGGACAATACCCCCGATGAGTTTCACGACGATCGAAGAAGGCGGCCGCGCGCTCCTCGCTGCTCATCGGGGGATGTTTCAGGGTTGCAGCGCGCCGTCTCCTTGGGTCGTTGTTGGACGGAGGTAGGTTCTATGGCCACATCGCGCAAGTGCTTTACCAATTATAAAGTTGGTTCGCCCATTTCCCCACAGGTCGCAGGGGTGCGTTCCAGAAAGGTCGACGGGACGGCCGCCAAGGTGTTCCAGGCGGCTCTGACCTGCGGCCTGACAAAACGCCAGGCGGCCGAGCTCGTCGCGGCGACCATGGCGGCCGGCGCTACCGCGGCCCAGTCCCCCCTGGCCCGGGCCGTGGTCCAGGTCGAATGCGAGACGAAGACACGCTCCCTGGTCATGGCCATCCGTGAGCGGAACGCGCGGAGAGCGGCGTGAAGACGGTCACAGTGGAAGTTCCGACCCTTGGCTGCTCTGGCTGCGATCGAGACTTCAACGAGAACGAAACCGCCTATTGCCAAGAGTGCGCGGACGCCTACTGCGCCGAATCTGCGAGCGAAGCGGTCGCCGAAAAGCCGTCGGTGACGAAAGAACTCCGGGACTGGGTCGCGCGCCGTCACCTCATGGGCCAAATCTCGCGCGAGGTCCGTGAGCAATTGGAGCTGTGCGCGGATGACATCGAGGCGGGCCATGGGTAAGGGCAAATCGAGCTGGTGGATCAAATGCACCCATCGCGGCTGTCTCTTCCAGCGCGACGAAATCGCGCTCAAGTCGGATGCTAAACGCCACGCGACGGCGCATACGGACATTGGCGGCCCATCGCACGTCGTTGACGTACTGGAACGCGAGTCGTTGCCAACGACCGTTCGCGTAGGCGACAAAATCAAGCTCAAAGAAGACGCAATCCTGGATTACAAAACAGCATGTGACCTGGCCGGTTACGACGTCGATTTACGCGCCGTTCGCGAGGTGATTCGGACTGACCCATTCGGCACCGGCGGACGCACGCGGCTATACGTCGATGGACCGCCGTTCATGTTCTATCCGTCGGACGTGCAATTGGCCTGGTCGAACGACAAGGAACGAAGAGAGGCTCTCGGCTTATGAGAAAGAAAAGACATGGACATACCCGAAGCGGCGGATGGATGTCACCGGAGTATTCATCCTGGCGCGCGGCTCGCGATCGTTGCCGTAACCCCAATATCAAAAAGTGGTCAATATACGGCGGAGCCGGAATCACGTTTTGCACGCGGTGGGACTGCTTCGAAACTTTCCTATCTGACATGGGTCCGAAGCCTACCCCACGTCACACCCTCGAACGCGTGAACAGTAAGGGCAACTATGATCCTGGCAACTGCGTATGGGCCACCTATGCCGCGCAGAATCGGAATCGCTCCAGCAATCGTTACGTGACCATTGGCTCCGATACAAAGTGCATAGGCGAGTGGGCGGAGATCGTAGGAATCCATCGCAATAGCATGTATGCGCGAATCGATCGCGGCCTGACCGGCGAAGCGCTCCTGGCTCCGCCCGGTCGGAACTCGGATAAGGAACGCCGGGAAGGGTTGGGGCTGTGATCTTCGAGGCCCTGCGCGACAAGCTCCTAACCCGCGGCCCCGGCGGTTTCGTGTACGACTCAGCCGAACTCGCAATCGGCTGCATCGTCGTCGGCGTGTATTCGCTCGCGTTGGGCACTGCGGCGATTGGCGGGGTCGTTGTGGGCGGGGTTGTTACGGCGGCGATGTGGGTTGGCGAGCTGGCGGAGTTTAGGGAGCGATGACAACCGTTGCGGCTTTGTTCGTTGCCAAGGGCGGCTGCTACTTCGGCCTCGACGGCGTTGACCCGTGGGATGAAGCGCGGGATGCGCGGCTGTACGCGGGGCCGTGGCCGGTCGTGGCGCATCCGCCGTGCGAGCGGTGGGGGGTGCAGTGGCATGGATGCCGGCCGGCGGGAGACCCGAAGCGCGGTGTCTTCGGCGCAGACAACGGCTGCTTTTCGTTTGCCTTGGCGTGTGTACGCCGCTTTGGCGGCATCCTCGAGCATCCGGCGAAGTCGGGCGCCTGGGCGACGTTCGGACTACCAATTCCGCCGGCGCAGGGCTGGGCCAAGGACGGCGACGACGGTTGGACGTGCTACGTCGAACAGGGGCATTACGGCCACCCTGCAAACAAGCCGACGTGGCTCTATGTCGTTGGCGATGAGCCGCCTGAATTGCGCTGGGGACCGAGCGGCGCCGGCCCCCTGACCGGTTCGCTATGGGATCGTCAAGGCGACAGGAGTAAGACGCCGCCCGAGTTCCGCGACCTCCTACTCAGCATCGCCCGGAGCGCGCGCCGGTGAGCGGCTACACTAAACTGTTCGGTTCGATTCTGGCGTCCACCGTCTGGGAGTTGCCGCTAGCAACCAAGGTCGTTTGGATCACCATGCTCGCGATGGCGGACCGGCACGGCGAGGTGCAAGCCTCGGTGCCTGGCCTAGCCAAGTTCGCGGGAGTGACGCGCGAGCAGTGCGAAGCCGCGCTCGAGGCATTCCTGTCGCCCGACCCGGATTCTAGGACCAAGGAGGCCGACGGGCGCCGGCTCGAGGTGATCGACGGCGGCTGGCGTCTTATCAACCACGAGAAGTATTCGCAGCAGCTCTCGGCCGAGGACAGGCGCGAACGTGCCGCGGTTCGCCAGCAACGCTTTAGGGAGTCACACAAAGTAACGCTTAGTAACGCTTCGTCACGCCCCGTAGCGGACGGTAGCGCCTGTAACGACACTCAGACTCAGCTCAAGACGCAGACACAGACAAAGAAAGAACCGGATATCTTGCCGACTGCGTCGGCGGGTTCGGTCGATTATCCCGGCGAGTTCGAGATCATCTGGGAGAAGACCGGCCGCCGAGGCGGGAAGTTCGCCGCAGCCAAAGCATGGAAGAAGGTCGGTAAGCCTTCATGGGTGGCTGTGCAAGCCAATTGGCGAGCTTATCTGCTATCCCAAAGGCCGATAGACGGTTTCGTTCAAGACCTCTCGTCATGGCTTAATGGTCGCGGCCATACGCAGGGTTGGTTGCCTGGGCAACCGAAGATCAATGGCAGACCGGCACCAGTGCGCGCTGCGCGCCCCTCAGGGCCTCCGGTCGCGATTGCCGAGGCGATGGGCCAGCGAGCCGCCAAAGACGCCGCACAGCTCGAACGGGAGCGTTTGGCGCAGGGTGAGGAGTTCAGGCGAAACAAGGAACGAGACGCGGGAGTAGGAACATGACATTACGCGTGATCCCGGTGACGCTGAAGCGAGCTAACGAATTTGTGGCTCACCATCATCGGCACAACAAGCCGTGCCGTGGGCACAAGTTCTCTCTTGCCGTCGCCGATGAGACGGGAATCCGCGGCGTTGCAATTTGCGGTAGGCCGGTGGCGCGTTTGCTCGATGACGGCCTGACACTCGAGATAAACAGGACGTGCACGGATGGGGCGTCAATGGCGAATGGCATGCTTTACGGTGCGGCGCGCGCAGCTGCGAAGGCCCTCGGATACCACCGCATAGTGACCTATTCGCAGGCTGGTGAAAGTGGAGCGTCGCTCAGGGGCGCCGGATTCGTCAGAAGCGCGGAGCTCGAGCCGCGCGGGTCCTGGGCTGACTGCACACAGGGCGAACTCAAGGCTATACGAGACCCGATTGGCACTGGCGGCGTTGCCCGCACGCGGTGGGAAGTCATCTTTGGCGAGATCAAGCCATGACCGATCCAAAGCTCACCGCCCAGCAGGCCCGGGAACGCGCGCGAAAGGCCAGCGAATACGTGATGGCCCTGCGCGCGCTACTCGGCCAGGCGATGCGGGACGAACTCGAGGCGAACAAGGCGAAACGAGAGGCGGAAGCGAAGGAGGCGAGAGGATGAAACTCATTACCGACGACGGGCAAGAGCACAAGATCATTTCGCGCCGACAAGCGCGCCGGCTGATTCGAGAGCTTGTCCCGCCCGATGACCAGTGCGGACCGAAGACAGGCAAGCACGTCGCAAAGGTCTCGAGCGGCCGAATCGTGCGTTACGCCTATCGGTTCATCGACCACGGCCAGGTGTACCAAGGTCCGTGCCGTGAGACCGAGGCCGAAGCCGTCGAGGACTGGGAGCGGCTGCAAGTGCGCACGCCAATCGCGCCGTCCGCGCTCAAGACGCGTTCATCCGAAACGCGGGCCCTGATGTCGATGGCGCGGCGTAACGCTTACCAGGCCGCGCTGGCTGCGAAGGGCGAGGTAAAACTTGGTCCACCCACCTGCCGAGGGTGCGGGGCCGTTGGGCACCGCGCGTCGTTTTGCCCGGCAAGCGGCTGGGTCAAGAGCATCTACGTGCCGAAGAAAAAGAGCCAGACGCATCACTGCTCGTTCTGTGCCGCGCAAGGGCACAACGCCATGACGTGCCAGAAGCGCCGTGCTGCGATTGGCGAACGGTTGCGCAGGCGAGCGGCATAATCAGCTAGGATTGGAGCATGGAGTACGACCCGAAGACCGGAGCTTTCGAGACGTCACTGACCGGATCAACTAAGGACGAACTTTCCCGCAAGTTCCCGAGCCGTCAGACGCGACGTAGGCGCATCGAAAAGATGCTGCAAAACGAGTTCGCGACGGTCGATGAGATGCGCGAAACGTTCGTGCGTCTCAAGGCTTTGGCTTTCGGAGAGGTGAAGTATCTCAAGGGAACCGATGATGAACTTGTCTCCACACTGGACGCCAAGCCGCAATACATGGCGATGTGGCTCGACCGTCTTATCGGCCCTGTTCGCAACGACGAGCAGATTGAGAAAGCCGTCGAGAAGCGTCTAGCCGAAATGCTCGAGCTCGCCGAGCGCGAAGCTCGCAAGCGCAGCGATGTGATCGATGTGAAGCCGACCAACGGAGATGCACCTTCGAAGTGACGAGCGTACCCAGCCTGTGAGCTGTGACGCCGGGAGCGGCCGACGCGAGTGGCAGCGCGTCTCCTGTGCCCGGTTGCTGCAATCGCTCTGATGCTTGACCGAGGGGAAATTGAATACGTGACAGTGACCGGATACTCCGGACTGCCACTCCTGTGCCCTCTATCTCGAGGCTGTCAGATCATCGCCGCTCAGGGTCGATGCCGATGCAATCTGAACCCACGCGCGCAGCCACGAGTCAGGCGCTCCCGTGATGGTCGAGGGCGTAGCGAAGCCAATCCAGGCGCCGCCGCTCTCGTGAACGCGAAAGCCCCCGAGCGAACCGATGCCGGCGCCACATGACCATGTGCCATTCACGCCCGCGGCGTCATCCTGCGTGACCGTCATCGAGCCATCGCAGGGCGGCGGAATCGTCGTCACCACGCGGTCGGTTGGGGTCATGTGAATCGACCAGGACCCGAGCAGCGAGACGTTCGCCTCTGAGGCAGTCTCGGCGGTCGGCGTAGTACCGCAGGCGGCGGCGAACAGGCACAGGGCGGGGAGTAGGTGGCGCATGCACGTCATGGTGCACATGCGACGGTCCGCTGTCAACCGTGTCATGCGAATTCGATGGTTTCAAAAGCTTCAATTCGGTTTGAAAGCTGCGTGGCCCTGACTGCACACTGGACGAGTCAGGAGGACGAAACGATGTCGAAACGCATGACTGAGGCCCAGTACGACGCGCACGCCGCAACGAACCCGCACGCGCCCAGCTTCAATGACGCGCGGAAGGCGGGGGCCAAGATGGCGATGCTCGACGCGACGAAGGCGATTGACGCGGGTGAGCTGAAGATGGCCGCGGGGTATCTGGCGGCGGCGATTAGCCTGCTGGTGGACGAGTGAGGTCCTGCGGCCTGCATGTCCCGGACGGCATGAACTACTGCTCAGTGGTCAACTTCCCTAGCCGGCCTGACCTGATCCTCTGCCCGCCGCCACAGCCAGACGAGATTGATTGCACCATCGTCGAAGCCACACGGCTTGCCCTCTTGGCCGTCGAGGTGCTGAAGGACGCGCGCAATCGCCCGACCGAGTATCCCAGGCCGTCGACACGCGCCGCGACGCTGCTGCGCTGCGCC